AACACCTGTTGCGTCAGCCTGCCGCCGTCGCCCACAGTTTCCCAGACCGTCACGGCGGCGGCGGTGCAGCGTGTTTTCTCGGTCGATATCAAACGGGTCACGGGGACTGGTGCCGTGACGCTTTCGCTCGATGGCGGCACTACTACGACGGATATCACCAGCGGGCTGACGACCAGTTACACGCAGCAGTTCGCAACTCAGAACAATCTGAATCCCGTCGCCACTATCACTCTGGCGATTTCCGGCGATCAGGTGACGGTCGATTTCTGCCAGCAGTGTTCCACCACCATCTCTGGCCTAAATATCCCGACGCAGCAGCGCTATCTCACCACGACCGCCACGGTCATCAATTCGCAGACGCGCCCGAACGTGGCAAGCGCCGATGCCGGGCCACTCTTTCCCTACACCAACGCCCCCTTCGCCTTTTACTGGCAGGGGCGCTCCGAGCGCCCAACAGGCGGCTACGTTATCACTTCCGATGGCAACCTGTTCTGCAATGTGGACAACAACGGGGCAGTGCATTTCTCGGAAAACCCGGCGGACTCGGTGACCGCTAACAGCGTGTGGAAGACTGGTCTTAATCAAGTGAACAAAGTTGCAGGCTGGGTGACAAACTCGAACATCAAGGTCGCCTGTAACGGCAATCTCGGCTCTCTCGGAACGGGCGTGGTCTTTTCGGGTTCGCAGACCCACTGGGATCTGGGCACAAACGGTGCCGGGGCCAATACCATCATGGGCATCAACGAACGCGTTGCCTTCGGGGCCAACCTCACCTTTAGCGATGCCGAACTCATCGCAATGACGACGTAGGAGCCATAGATGGCTACAGGAACCGCAAGCGGAACGGGCGCCATTGCTGCCAGCACGGTAGGCCCGAACTACAAGTTTAACATCGACATCGATATCGCCACCACGGGTTCGGTTGATATCGAGAAGAAGATGCCATCGGGCGCTTGGATCAAGGTCGTGACGGGCATCACGGCGGATTATTCGAACGTGTTCGATACCCCGGCGATGTCAACTATCCGGCTCAATGTGACTGCGGTCGGCTCCACGATCGAATGGGCCGTCATCCCCGGCGATCTAAAATCGTAGAATCCTGCCCAAGAGCAGTGTAGCCGCCCGCTTCGTGCGGGCTTTTTCATGGTCAAAGCAAAGGACAACCGACAATGACCACTCAGCCCCGCAGTCTCTTCAAATCCATCATGGGCAAGCGCGTAGGCCTCGGCGCCTATGGCCAGCTCGCCACGCAACAGCCCACCACCGTTCTCGACATCACGCCGAAGTGCGTCGATGCCTCGATCACCGTTTCGGCTGAAGGCACGCCCGGCGCCGACCAGCGCGCCATCACCATCACGCTCAAGGATGCTCACGGCAACGCGATCGACTACGCCGAAACCGTCGATATCGTCATGCTGCTCAACTCGGGCGGCACCGACTTCGTTGCGACTGGCGGCTCGACCGGCATTGCTATTGGCGCTTCTGGCAAGCTTCTTACCCTTCTGGCCAAGAAGGTGTTCAAAGCCATCTCGACCACCTCGGGCGTGATCGCTCTCACCTGGACGGACACGGGCACGGAAGCTGCGTTCCTCGGCCTCTATCTGCCGAACGGCACGCGCGTCATCTCGTCCACGCTCCAGAACGCGTAATGAACCCACTCGCCAAGCGGCGCGCTCAAATCAGCCCGGCAGAACAGCGCCAGGCACAAGAGGAAGCGCGCCGCAGGATCGCACTGGCTGTCTCCATAGCGGAGAGGAAAGCCAAGGAAGAGACGCAACAGGAAGTCCTCGAGGCGCTCTCTGCGATCAAAGGCCAGTGAACCGGCTTGGAGGCAACAAGCCTTGCCACTCACGCAAAAGCAGGAGGCGTTCTGTCTCGCATACGTTGAGACCGGGAACGCTTCCGAAGCCTACCGGCGCTCCTACGACGTAGGGGAAGATACCAAGCCGGAGACAATCTGGCCGAATGCTTCCCGGCTTCTCGCTGACAGCAAGGTCTCAGCAAGGGTTCTAGAGCTTCGCAGTCTGGCCCGCGAATTGACGATGGTCACGGTGGGCTCATTAACTGAGGAGCTTGAAGCGGCCCGCCAGCACGCAATGAAAGACGAGAAGGGCGCATCGGCTGCTGTCTCCGCGATTATGGGCAAGGCCAAGCTGCACAAACTGCTTGATGAGGAGAGGCAACAGACCGGCGTGTCTGTCAGCGTCGTTATAGCAGCCAAGGACGCCGCGATCCTTTGACGTTCAAGCTAACGCCGAAGCAGGAAGCGCAACTCAGTCTCATTGCCTCAGACGCCACGCACGTCATGGCGTATGGTGGCTCTCGCTCGGGAAAGACATTCGGCTTCGTCCGGGCCATCCTGATACGGGCCCTGGCTCACAGGAGCCGACACGCTATCCTCCGCTATCGGTTCAACCACATCAAGGCATCGATCGTCTACGACACGCTGCCGAAGGTGATGGAGCTTTGCTTTCCAGGCGTTGCCGACAGGAGCAAGCTGGATAAGACGGACTGGTTCTATTCCCTGCCGAATGGCTCGGAACTGTGGTTCGGCGGCCTCGATGAGAAGGAGCGCGTCGAGAAGATCCTCGGCAACGAATACGCGACGCTCTATCTCAATGAGTGTTCACAAATCCCATGGGCTTCGCGCAACATGGCGGTCACACGCCTCGCGCAGAAGACGCCGCTCAGGCTCAAGGCCTACTACGACTGCAACCCGCCAGGAATGGCGCACTGGACCTACAAGCTTTTCGTTGAGAAGCGCGATCCTGACAGAAGGACTCCGGTCGCCAATCCAGGCAATTATGCCGCGCTCCTGATGAACCCGAAGGACAACGCGGCAAACCTGGACCAGCAGTACCTCGAAGAGCTTCAGGCGATGGCGGAATCGATGCGTCGCCGCTTTTTCCTCGGGCAGTTCGCAGACGCATCCGATACGGCGCTGTGGACGCTGGAATTGCTGGATCAGCAGCGCATTGTCGATGGGAATGTCCCGGAGATGGCGCGTATCGTGGTCGCAGTCGATCCTTCCGGCGTGTCGGGAGAAGAAGATAAGCGCTCCGATGAGGTTGGCTTGGTGGTTTGCGGGCTTGGTCGCGATGGTCGCGGCTACGTCTTGGAAGACATCTCCGGCCGGATGGCGCCGGCTCAATGGGGCGACGCTGCTGTCTCGGCATTCCAGAGGCACGAAGCGGACGCCATCGTCGCGGAAGAAAACTTCGGCGGCGCGATGGTTGCCGAGATAGTCCGCTCTGCCGGGGCAAGGCAGGGTGTGTCGGTATCATACAGGGCCGTGAAGGCCAGCCGGGGTAAGATCGTCCGGGCTGAGCCGATCGCCGCCCTATTCGAGCAGCAGAAGGTTTCGCTGGCTGGGTTGTTTCCCGAATTGGAAGACCAACTCTGCGCAATGACCACGGCGGGCTATGTCGGATCGCGGTCCCCGGATCGTGCGGATGCAATGATATGGGGTCTAGCCTCGCTGTTCCCAGCAATGACCAAGCCAGAGTTCGGCATCACAGGGCGCAGGGCTCCGGTGGTGAACCTTGGACACGCAAATCTCAAGAAACGGAGAGCCTGATGAGCGGACTTTTCGGCGGCAAGACGCCCAAGCCTACACCGACCCCTGAAATGCCAGTGCCCGATGATGCCGCTGCGAAAGCGGCCGATCTTCGCCAGCGCCAGATGATTGCCTCGCGCTCGGGTCGCGCTTCCACGATGCTGTCTCGCCAGAACAGCGGCTCAGCGGCGGGCACACAAAGCTACGGCAACTCATTGCTCGGGCAGGCCGGCTAATCGATGGATAGTCGCGCCAAGGAGCTTGTCTCCATCGGGGATAAGCTCTTCGCCAAGAAGCAGCAGTGGGACAGCCTCAACCAAGAGGTTGCCGAATATCTGTACCCAATGCGTGCGGACTTCACCCAGTCCTTCACGCTGGGCGATGACTTCTCCATGGATCTGATGGACTCGTTCCAGGTTCAGGCGCGGGAAACGCTGGGCAACACCATTGGGGCATTGCTGCGTCAAGGCGAATGGTTCGCGGTCAAGACCGGCCTCGATGAGGTGGACGAAGACCCGGCCAATGCGCGCTGGCTTGAGTATGCAACGAACCATTTTCGCCGGCTGGTCTACGATCGCCGTGCCAATTTCGTACGCTCGACCAACGAAGCTGATCACGACTGGGTGGCGTTCGGCAATCCGGTTCTCTCAGTAGAGGAAAGCCCGGATCGCACGCACTTCCTGTTTCGGACATGGCACCCGAAGGAATGCGCCTGGATGCTCAATCAGGTCGGCAAGATCGACCACGTCCAGCGCCACATGCCGATGACGGCGCGCAACATGAAGCTTCGCTGGCCGAAGGCTCCTCTGCACCAGGACGTGATTAACGCGGCTCGGCTAGACCCATCGAAGGAATTCAAGGTCAGGCACATCGTCCTGCCGTTCGAAGAGATTTACGCGGACGACAAGGCCAAGCGGCGCCAGTACAAGGATAGCCCATTCTGCTCGCTCTACCTCGATTGCGAGCATGAGGCGGTGCTTGGGGAAGGCCCGCTGCCGGTCTTCAACTACATCATTCCGAGGTGGAGAACCGTATCAAGTTTCCCGCAAGGGTTCAGCCCGGCCGCCATCAACTCGCTGCCCGATGTTCGGATGCTTCAGTCTTTGGCCCGCATCCTTCTGGAGCAGGGCGAGAAGGCTGTTGATGCGCCGATGTTCGCACGCGGGGAAATCTTCCGTGATGCCGTCAACCGCTATGCCGGCGGTCTGACCTATGTGGACCTCGAAGCAGACCAGAAGATCCAGGACGCCATCTTCACGGAGCAGCCTTCGAGCGGCCTGAGCTTCGGCATGGAGATGAAGCAGGACGTTCGCAACCTCATTGCGGAAGCCTTCCTGCTCAACAAGATCATGCTGCCGCCGCAGCAGAAGACAGCATTCGAGACGCAAGCAAGGCTTGAGGAATACCGGCGCGCCATCCTGCCGTTCACTGGCCCGATCGAGAGCGAATATCATCTACCGCTTTTGGACGCCGCTTTCCAGATGGCGGTCAGGAACAACGCCTTCCAGATCGACGCAATGCCCAAGGCGCTGAGCGATCGGGATGTAACCTTCACCTTCGAAGGCCCGCTCAACACGGCGGAGGGCAGGCAGAACGTCCAGGCCTTCCAGGAATCCATCCAGATCGTTGCCGGTGCGGCCCAGATCGACAAGAGCGTCGCAACCCTCATTGATTGGCAGAAGGCCACCAAGGACGCTGTGCGCGGCACGCAGGCGCCGGCCGACTGGTTCAATGATGAACAGACCGTGCAGGACGCCACGGATGAGCAGAACACGGTTGACGGTCTCACGCAAGCGGCTGCCGCCTTGCAGGGCGGGGCTGCGGTCGGCAGCAGTGTTGCGGACGCCAGCCTGAAACTCCAGCAGGCCGGCATGATCCAGCAGCCCTCGGTGGCCGCGTGAAGTTACTCGCGGCGGTGTTCGCGCTCATGGCCGTTCAGCTTGTGAGCTGCGCAACCTCGGCGCCGGATATGTCACGTGAAACATCTCTGTCGATTGTGAAGCTGGCAAAGGCGAAGCAGTGACGGAAGCGCATTCGCCGGCCGCCTACGACAAAGACATCCTCATGGCCATCAGAGCCGTGATCGCAGGCAAGGCCAATGAAGGCCAGCAGCAGACGGCAATGGACTGGATCATCAACCAGGCCAGCAACTACTACGACCTGAGCTATCGCAAGAATGACAGCCACGCCACGGCCTTTGCCGAGGGCAGGCGGTTCGTCGGCGCCCAGATCGTCAAAATGCTTCGTGCGGAAACCCTGAAGGCAGTTGAGGGCAAGCCGCCGAAACCAGTTCGAGGCAAGAGGCAAGAGGCACAGAATGGCTGAGGCAGCAGCGGCCGAGAAGGTCGCGGAGACTACCACGACCGAGACTACGGCCGAAAACACCACGCAATCGACCACGGCGGCCACCACAGAGGCGACAACGACTTCCGACGCGGGAAAGACCGCAGTCGAGAAAGCGGCCTCTGGCGAGGCTGAGAAGACCGAAGCCAAATCGCCATGGGGAGACAACTGGCGAGAGGAAATGGCCGGCGGTGACGATGATGTCGCCAAGGCTATCTCCCGCTATGGTTCTCCCAAGGGCGTTGCACGAGCACTACGGGAGGCGCAGGTTGCCATTCGCTCCGGGCAGCAGCGTCTTCCCAAGCCCGATCCCAAAGACGAAAAGGCCATGGCCGAATGGCGCAAGGCCGAAGGCATTCCTGACGATCCGACCGGCTACAAGCTGCCGGAAGCAGTGCAAAAGCGCTTGGTGGATGAAGACAAGCCGATCCTGTCCAGCTTCACCGAGTTCGCTCATGCCAAGGGCGCCCGGCCAGATGTCGTTGATATCGCCGCTGAATGGTACATCGACATGGCTGAGGCTGCCCAGGCCAAGCAGGTTGAAGCCGACAAGATCGCCTCCGAAGAAGCTGAGGATGCACTGCGCAAGGAATGGGCGCACGGCGAATACAAGGCCAACACCACGATCGCTAAGCGCTGGATCGAGGGTGTTCCAGGTCTGGGCGCGAAGTGGGCAGAGGCCCGCGTGGACGGCAAGCGTCTCGGTGATATCCCGGAATTTGTTGCGTGGGCCGCTGACATGGGCCGCGAGAAGTTCGGCGATGTCGCTTTCACCAACAGTGATTCCGAGCGCAAGCACACCGCGCGCAAGGAAGAGATCGAGAAAATCATTGGGACTGATGAGTATTACGAGAAAGGTCTCGACAAGGAATATGCGGCCATCCTGGAAAGGGAATTGAAGCGCCGCAAGTGAAATTCCCTGACATCTGTCAGCGGATAGCGCTCGCTTCGGCGGGCCTTTTTATTGCCTATCGGCCACCCCGGAAACGGCCCCGAGACGGCAAGTCTACCTGCCTATGACGTGAAGCCCCGAAGCTAGACCGGCCACCCCTCTTTGAGGCCCCGGAACGCCTTCGGCCACCCTGCACGGACAGCGGCTCAAAACCTCCCTCAACCCTTTGAAAGGACTGAACAATGGCTATTGAAGCCCAGATTGTACAGTACCGCAAGGAGTTCGTCGGAGCTTTCGAGCAGCGCGTCAGCTCGCTCAAAGCTATGGCGACCAAAGAAGCGGTGATGAATGGCAACCAGGCCACCTTCCTCGTTTCCGGCTCCGGTACTGACACCGCCGTCACCCGTGGCACCAACGGGCAAATCCCGTATGGCAACCCCACGAACTCGCAGGTTACTGCGACGCTTGTTGAAAAGCATGCGCCGTATGAACTGACCGGGTTCAACATCTTCGCCTCGCAGGGCGACCAGAAGCGCGTCATGCAGATGAATTCGATGGCGGTCATCAACCGCGACATCGATCTCACCATTCTCGCTGAACTGGCCAACGCTACCCAGGACTATCCTTCGACGGCGCAAACCGCGTCGTTGCAGATGGTTCTCGGCGCCAAGGCCATTCTGGGTAATGCCGACATCCCGATTGAAGAGGCCGACAATATGTTCGGCGTCATCTCCCCGGCGTTCGAGGCATATCTTGAGCAGACGACCGAGTTCGCCAGCGGCGACTACGTGGATGTCAAGCCGTTCGGCATGGCGTCGCGTCGTTTCTTCCGCTGGGCCGGCATCAACTGGGCAGTGTCCAGCCGCATCACCGGCCTCGGCACCTCGGCTGAGCTTTGCTACCTGTTCCACCGCAACGCCCTCGGCTACGCGGTGAACGTTGGCGAGGAAAAGATCGCTGTCGGCTACGATGAGAAGCAGGACACGTCCTGGACCCGCGCCACGATCTTCCACAGCGCAAAGATCCTCCAGAACACCGGCATCGTGAAGTGGACTCACGACGGCTCGGCGTTCGTGGCCACGTAAGGAGAACGGACTATGGCATACGTTGCTGACAATCTGTCCCTCGCGGACACCCAGTTGGGTGGCTATCAGCCGCGCTACTGGCATTACACTACGGCTTCTGACTCTGACGCCACTATCGTTGGCGCCGGCTATTTCGCCGATGGTGTGACCAAGGGCATGAAGGTGGGCGACATCGTTGATGTCGTGGCCACCACCGGCCCGAAGTACAAGCGCTACCAGTGCGCTTCGGTATCTGGCGCGGCTGCAACCGTAGCAGCCCCGACCGCGATCACCTGATACGCAATGCTGCGGCTTCGGTCGCGGCGTTGCCTCCCGCTGCGGTCGTGGGGCGCTGGCAGATTGTCCGGCGCCCCGAACCGCTCTTCAACATGAGGCACATATGAAGATTCCAGCTATTACGAAACTCAATGGCGCCGACTTTACGCGCACCCTTCGCCGCATGGTTGTGCCGAACGGCATGACGATGGAAGATGTTTCTGTCCCCGGCAATTGGGCCAACGTCTTCTCTCTGGTCAAAGTCGATGATGAGGTGATTGTCATCCCCGAGGATCGGACTTGGCGCTTACATCTCCTTGTTGTGGAAGTCGGCGTCGGGTTCGTGCGCACCGCGCTTCTCCATGCGATCGATCTCACCAAGACGGTTGCCAAGGCCTCGGCCGTGGAGCAGCCAGGCGCGGTGCCTGACGATGCTCCCGAGCCGCCTGCCGGCTACACTGTCAATTTCGCGCCGGCCCACAAGTGGCGGGCAATGACCAACGATCCGCACCAGGTCGTCAGCAAGGATCATCGCACGCGCGCCGAGGCCATCGCGGCTGCGAATGCCCACGCCAGGAAGGCCTCCGGTATCGCGGCATGACCACGATCGCGTATCGTTGGGGTGTGCTGGCCTCTGACAGCATGTCCAACAACTCCGGATGGATCAACCCGTACATAGCTGAGAAACTGTTCCGCCTACCTGACGGGACGGTCGCCGGCCTTTGCGGCGTTCTCTCCGAGGCTACCAAGTTCGTCCAGTGGCTTAAGGACGGGGAGGACGGTGAGCCTCCGGCCCTGAGTGAAGGCTGCGTCATCCGCCTTCGCAAGGATGGCACGATCACGGTCTATGAGTCTGGCGCTTCGTTCGACATCAAGCCTGATTTTGCGGCCTGGGGTTCTGGTGGGCCGGTTGCCAATGCCGCCATGTACATGGGCGCCGATGCGGCCAAGGCTATCGAGGTCGCTTCCCTGATTGATGATCGGACTGGCGGCAAGGTCGTGACCATGAAGTGCGAGATCTGACATGGCCTCACGTCTCAGCATCTACAAGGCAGCGCTGCGCTATCTCGGCAATGCCGCCGGTATCGCCAGCCTCACAGAGGCAAGCGTCACCCGCCGCGCTCTGGATGATGCATGGCAGGAAGCCGGCGAATACATGCTCGCCAAGGGCCTTTGGAACTTCGCCATCCGCACCTCGCAACTGAGCGAGGATGAGGACGTGGAGCCGCTGTTCGGCTATCAGTACGCCTTCTCCAAGCCAGAAGATTGGGTGCGCACTCTTGCGATCGACACCGATCCGGCATTTGCTATCGGCTTCGAGGATTTCGCGGACGAGACGCAATTCTGGTACGCCAACAGCGACACGCTCTATGTCCGCTACATCTCCAACGATGATGCTTATGGCTGGAACATCGGGGCATGGAGACAGCCATTCGCCGAGGCGTTTGCGGCCTATCTGGCGTTCCAGTGTTCCCTGCCGATCTCTGCGGACAAGGGCACCCGGAACGATCTGTTCAACCTCTCCAAAGCCCTCCTGAACGAAGCCAAGGCGCTCGATGCCGTGGATGAGCGCGTGGCCTATTCTCCGGCTGGCCGGCTTGTCCGCACCAGGCTGCGTCGCGGCTCCCTATCCGGCACGAGGCGCGGCCTCTAGATGCCGAAGGTGAATGTCTACCTCCAGCATTTTGCGGTGGGCGTGCAAGACAAGAAGCATCTGCCGCGCGTCGATCTTGAACGCATGCGGCTGGCTGCGGAGACGCAGACCAATCTGTTGCCGCTCACCAGCGGCCCCGCCTTCATGCGTCCGGGGCTGGAATATCTCTCGACCACAGCCAGCAACAATATCTGCCGGGTGAAGGAATTCGTCTTCGGTGCCACCGATGCGGCACTGATGGAATTCACCGACCAGCTTATGCGCATCAAGGTGGATGATGTGTTGGTAACGCGGCCTACGGTTACGGCAGCGGTGACAAACGGGGATTTCTCGGCAGGAGCTGGCTGGACACTCACGGCCACATCTGGCGCCACAAGTACTGTCTCAGGCGGGTATCTCAATCTTACGGCGCTTGCCCGAGGCTCCAAAGCCTCGGCAACACAGACCGTCACGGTCAATCAGATCGGTACGGAGCACGCCCTCCGTATCGTGGTTGAGCGCGGTCCCGTCACGTTGCGCGTGGGCTCCTCGGCTGGTGGCGATGAATATATCAACGAAACCGTGTTGCGCACCGGCACGCATTCGCTGGCGTTCACGCCCTCTGGTGCTTCGTTCTATCTGCAATTCTTCTCCACCAACGCCAATCTGAAGCGGGTCGATAGCTGCACCATTGAAGCGGCCGGCGTCATGACCCTGCCAGCCCCATGGCTTGCGGCCGATTTGTTCAATATGCGCTTTGCGCAGTCCGCCGACGTGGTGTTCGTAGCCTGCGACGGATACCAGCAGCAGCGAATCGAACGCCGCGCAACCCGCTCATGGTCGATCGTCCGCTACCAGCCGACGAATGGCCCTTTCACTCTTGGCACAACGCGGGATGTAAAGCTTACTCCGAGCGTTACCGAAGGCAACGGCACGCTCACGTCGTCGTCTGCCTTCTTCAACTCCGATCATGTTGGGGCGCTGTTCTCGCTTACGCATGAAGGGTTCAACATCAGCTCGCAGTTGGCCGCCGAGGGGGAATTCACCGACTCCTTCAAGGTGACCGGCGTCACCAACGCAAGCGCCAATGATCGGAATTGGTATTACACAGTCTCAGGAATATGGGCCGGCACGCTTCGCTGGCAGCGCTCATTCGATGGCGCCGATACTGGCTTCAAGGATTTCCGCGAGGCAACGGGCGTCACGACGACGGACATCACGGCGAATGTCGGCTCAACCCAGAACAATGACGACGATAGCAACGCCATCATCTGGTACAAACTTGGCTTCAAGCCGGGTGAATACACCTCGGGCAACGCAACCGTAACCGTCTCCTACGACGGCAGCGGCGGCACAGGGATTTGCAGGGTTGTCGGTTACACGAGCGCAACGCAGGTTGATATCGAAATCCTCACCCCCTTCCATAGCACGAAAGCCACTGAAGACTGGCGCGAAGGGGAATGGTCGGCCAATCAGATCTGGCCATCCGCTGTTACCTTCGCAGAGGGGCGCCTTTGGTGGTCTGGCGATGATCGTCTGTGGGGCTCTGTCTCTGATGGGTTCGAGGACTTTGACGACACGACAGAGGGCGATAGCGGGCCTATTTCGCGCTCGATTGCCACGGGCGGTGTAAACGACACGCAATGGCTCCTTGCCCTCCAGCGGCTTCTTGTGGGCACGGAGGGGGCTGTTTCAACGGTCAAGTCTTCTTCGTTCGATGAGCCGTTGACACCGACCAATCTATCGATCAAGGACAGCTCGTCCACTGGCGCATCCTCGGTTGATCCCGCCCGCGTCGATACCAGGGGCGTGTTTGTCGATCGCTCGGCCAAGGCGCTGTTTGAACTGTCCTTCGACGGGCAGAGTTCCGACTACAACGCCACGCAGATGAGCAAGCTGGCGACGGACCTGTTCACCTCAGGCATCAAGACGCTCTCAGTTCAAAGACGCCCGGATACGCGTATCTGGGTCATCAACAACGATGGCTCTTGCGTTTGCATCGTCTATGAGCCGCTGGAAGAAGTTCTGGCCTTCATCCCTGTGACGACGGACGGCACGTTTGAGAGCGTGGCCGTTCTTCCAGCCGATGACCAGGATCGGGTCTATTTCGTAGTGAACCGCACCATCAACGGTTCGACGGTTCGCTACATCGAGAAGATGGCGCTCGATACCGATGTCAAGCCATCCACGACGTGCAAGGTAATGGACGCCTTCGCCTCAGGCACCAACTCCCCGGCGTCCACGACAATCCATGTCGGAACACATCTTCAGGGCGAAAGCGTGGTGGTCTGGGCGGACGGCGCTCCGCTGGTAACACTCGGCGCTAATGGCTATACGACGCCGAACACCTACACGGTGAACGGCAGCGGCAACATCACGGTTGGCTCTGCGGTGACGAACTGGGTTGCGGGCCTGCCTTACACCGCGCGCTACAAGTCGGCCAAGCTTGCCTATGGCGCTGCGGGCGGCACGGCCATGCTCCAGATGAAGAAGGTCAACGAGGTCGGCATTATCATGACCGATTTCGTTAGAGCCGGCGTTCGCTATGGCTCGGAGTTTGATAATAGCGAAAGGCCATTGTACCCGCTGCCAGTTCTGAAGGATTTAGCCACAGCATCAGCCATTGTTCTCAGCGATGTGAACGATGAGGAGCCGTTCGTTTTCCCGGGCGAGTGGGACACAGACAGCCGCGTTTGCCTGGAGGTTGCGAGTCCGAACACCGCGACTTTCATCTCAACCGTGTTCAGCATCACCACCAACGGATAGATGCTTACAATCCATCCAGCCGACCCGTACGCCGTGGCGGTAGCTCTTGACGTGGAAATCGACTGGCCGGCCGTTGCCTTCGTCGGCATCGATGACGGTGAACTGGTGGGGACTGGTGGGGAGTAGCTGACCAGGAAATTCTCGTCGGAGAAGTCGAGCAGTTTCTCACGCAATGTCGCGCCGCTGCCCAGCTTGAAATTGCGCACGCAGCCGATGCTGGTGGCG